TTTGTTGATTCATTCATTCGCGTTAAATGATAACCTGCTTCACTATCGTACTTACTAAGTAGATTCTCAAACGCATTATAGTTTCTACGTAGTTCCTTATTCCATTTAGCTTTAATGTATAGTTTATATACAAAAAGGTTTACGGCATCGCATATATGACAAGTTCTTTCAAAAAACGCGGTTGCTGTCGCTACTGCTGTCATTGTTCTATCCTCTTTTAAAAGTTTAGAGCGGACCGAAGCCCGCTCCCTAGATTAAATCCAATACCTATAAGAAGGTATCTTTTTTGAATGTATGAGTTCTTTAGTTCTTCTTTCAAGATCAGTAAGGTCTCTAGAAAAAGAAAGAAACTTTTCCTGATCATTTAGTTTAGTTGAATTAAAGATTCTCGTTAAGTAATTGAGCACTACTGCCATTGGTTGATCTCCCAGTTCCGATTTCGATTTGCTGGGGCCGCTTCTCTTTTGGAAGGATTACTTCAATATTGACAGTAAGAATCCCGTCCGTTAGATCTGCACCGCTGACTTCTGCGTACTCTGAGAGCCTGAACGATTTTAAAAATTTTCGACCAGAAATGCCTTTGTGGACATATTTCTTTTCTTTCTCTTTACCACTATCACCTTTAATCGTTAATACGTGTTCTTTTAGTTCGATATTAATATCGTCCTTAGAGAATCCAGCAATCGCTAATTCTATATCATACTTATGATCACCATGTTTAATTACATTGTGAGGTGGGTATGAGTCATTTGCGTGATTTGTGATTTGTTCGAGTTCGTCGAAAAGATGGTCGAAACCTAAAAAAGCGTTCCTAGGGAACATAAAAGTACCAGTCATTGTTGCCTCCTAAATTAGCAAGGTTAAAATTTAAAGACCCGATTTCTCGGCGTCTAATATTATATATAGTTTAATTATATACTATTTTAACTAAAAAGTAAATACCTTCTTTGCAAAAATTGCATAGTTATTATTTTCTTTTACTATTTTATTAAAATTTTCTTTGTTATGTTTGTTGATATAATAAGAATTTTTTCTAACAAAATCTATATCAACATCTTGATCTATCCAAGGATATTTTTTAAATCCTAATTTATCTAATTCAAAATAATCATTCCATATAAATGGTTGTCCAATCATTAATGCTTTCCAAACGTTTTCTTTTTGAGTAATTTTGGTAACAGCAGCTTTTTCCATCTCTTCTGTATCCCACCATTCTTTATCATCAGTTATAATATCATATTGTAGATCTTTTAAAACATCAAACTTTCTTTCGTCTATATAATTCTGTCCGATAGTATTCCAGAGTTTAACTGGATAAGAGTTTACAGAAATAATTCTGTCATCATTTAAAGTGGTAGTGTTGCATAACACTTTAAAAGGAACTATAAACTTAGGTAGAGGTTTATCGATTGATAGATGACCACAACTAATAACTATTTTTATATTATAACTGGCTAAAAAGACTGATAGATTAAAATTAATTTTTTCTATCTCTTCTGCTATTCCATCAATATTGTCTAATGGAATAAGGTAAATGTTATTTTCTAATCGATTATACTTAGCAAATCGATCATTATGTACGCATTTATATTTTGCATCAATATTGGTAAAACAGTCTAAGAATGATTCATCTGCTAGATAATAGTCAAACTTATTTTTATCTTCTACCCATATTGTTATTTCCTGCCGATGTTGTATTTCGGAGACAGTTCCCAATTATTCTTGTCCTTAAATGATATAATCTTAATTTGTCTAAGCGGTGCCATTGGATTTAAGTTGTCCACACCTTCAATAGTTACAAGACCCCAGTCTGACATAAGAGTTGCTATTGTATTTCTTCTTCCAATATCTGCTTCTTCTAGATTAGATTTCTTTCCATCTAATAAAAATAGTTCTTTGAAATGCACAATAAAGTAGCGGCCCTGTTTGTGGAGGATGTGACAGGACTGATATAACTTTTTATCTTTTCTTGATGCTACACCAATTCGGGTAAGTGTCTCTCTGACTTTTAAAAAATCGTCAGGTTCGTTAAGAGAAACCTCTAACATTAGATCTGGGTTCCACTCAACTAAAGTGTCTAATTCTTCCATTTTAAAACTCACGGTTTATTATATTATTCGTTGATACTATTTATAAAACTACCGACTTCTACCGCCTTTACTGATCTTTTTACGAATAACATCTAACTGATCTTTCGTGAGTATTGAAAGAACTTGATAAGCTTTATCTCGTGAATAACCATAATATTCTTTTATAACTTCAATGTCTGCAGATTTGTCTGCTTTATTCCATTTAGAGAATCTTTTTCTTTTTCTTACTATTTGTTTTAAAAAATCATACTGCATACGTGAATCAACTTGAGCGTACTTATTCATTTCATTTGCGTATATTACAGTATCATTATAGTATGACAATCCCCTGTTAACCATAAATGCATTATAATCTTTCTCAGCAAGATCATCAACCATAATGTCTTTTTTAGTATCGTTTATGCTGTTTAAATAGTCAAAGTGGTTCATATATCATCTCTTATTAAATTATTTTTTGCTACTATCTCATTTAGTATTGTCATTGGACTTCCAAACTGCAGACCCGTCGCAACTAGAGCATTTGTATCTTTTGGAAAACAAGCACCGCCGAATCCTAGTTTTCCATCTGGACCTGGTACTTCCATATGACTCGTTCCTATTCTTCTATCCATAGAAACATGAGATGCTACTGTGTTGTAATCAATATTAGTAGCCTTACATAGATTATATATCTCATTAAAGAAAGAAACTTTAGCTGCGAGAAAACAATTTACTGAATACTTAACCATTATGAGTTCTTCTATAGAAGCTTTTACTGTAGGAAACGGAAACACATTTTTCCAAAAATCATAGTCAGGTCCACCAAGTAACATATATTCTGTATTTTTAAAATCGTCCATAGAATTAGCAGCAGTTAAAAATTCTGGACTGAAGTTAAAACTCTTTCCTAGTGTTTTTAATTTATCCCAACCTTCTAAACTCATAGTACTTTTTATAAGCACTGGTTTATTATCTGGTACGTGCGCACTAACATTGTTGATATATGACATATCACATGCACCAATAAAATCTGATGGTGTTGGAACACAGACTATGTATCCATCGGAATCGTCTTCTATTAAATTTTCGTTGTACTTAGGATCGACAATCTTAATGTCATGATTTTCTTTTAATACGTTATGTACAGCCTTTCCTACGTAACCAAATCCTATTAAAGTTAGTTTCATTGTATCGCCTGTGCTAATGCTTGTATTCTCATAACATCTAAAGCTATATCATGTGTTGGGTTATGTTTTACTAGATCATCACAATCAGGAGGAATAAATTTATTTTCAAGTTTAGATCCCCATGATAAACCTTCTATTAGAGATCTAGTATCTCTTACTTCCCACCAATTATAGGGCATAGGCTTATGTGTTTGTTTCATTATACTTTCTAATAGAATAGGATCAAAAGTATTTCCTCTTGTATAAAATTTAGTGGCATCACCACCTGCGGCTTTCATAAAAAAATCATATAGTTCTTCTAGTCCTCTGTCATCATCAGAAGGTTTAATCCATTTTTGAGCATCATCTCCTTGTTCTTTCCACCATTCTAAAGTGCTCTTATCAATTTTTCTTTTATAAGTTTTTACTTGTTCTTCAACACTAAACTTCATAACTTTAGCACTGTTAACAAGTTCTTTAAATGTGTAGGGTTTTTCTACGAATCTGCTTTCATCAAATTTAAGAACAGCTAAACATGTAACTACACCATTTATTTGATCTTGTGAAAGAGTTTCAAAATCGTATATAACTGCATTGTCCATAATATATTATACCATATTTTTTATTATTCGTACACTCTATTGTGTGTATCATGACACCTAATAAATGTTGTGCACTTACTCAATTGTTTTAGTTTAGTAGCTCCAGTATAAGTACAGGCTGATCTGATTCCTCCAAGTATTTCTTGAACAGTATCAGCAGCCTTTCCTTTATAAGAAACTTCTACTACTTTTCCTTCGGCAGCTCTATAATCATTAAGTCCACCAAAATGTTTTTTATTTGCCGTTTCAGAACTCATCCCATAAAACTGAACTGTGTTATTGTCAGCATCAATAGTTCCGCCACCTTCGTCGTGGCCTGCAAACATTCCTCCAAGCATAACGAAGTCTGCTCCTCCTGCAAAAGCTTTAGCAACATCTCCTGACGAAGTACATCCTCCATCAGCAATGATGTGTCCTCCAAGACCATGTGCAGCATCAGCGCATTCAATAACAGCACTAAGCTGAGGGTAACCAACACCAGTTTGAATCCGTGTCGTACAAACAGAACCCGGACCAATTCCAACTTTGACAATATCTGTACCATTTAATATTAACTCCTCTG